TCTACTTGATATTTTACCTGCCAAATCATTAATCCAACCGGTGTTATTTTCTAATGGCATTACTGCTTCTTTTCCAGCTTCTCCGACCATTGCTAATGTAGGTTGGTCGATAACCCCACCTTTTGCCAACTTCGGTATTGTCGGTACACTAATTGTGTTAATCAAACCACTAAACGGTTTCGCACCTAGAATAGAGATATTCTTAATCTTAGATAATGCCCAATTAATACCATTAAAAGGTATTGCAATAACATTATTGATTCCATTGATTAATGAGTTAATAACGGACTTTAAACCATCTAACACACCGTTTTTAATAGATTCGAAGATTTGTCCACCGTTAGAAAATACGTTCTTTACATTGGTCCATGCTTCTGTAAACTTAGTTTTAAACCAGTTAGGAATATTAGTAAAAATCTCTTTTATACCTGCTAGTACACCACTAAAAAAAGATTTCATACCACTAACAGAAAAAATCTCTTTTATTTTAGATACGGCATCACCAAATTTATCTTTAAACCATTGTGGAGCATTAGAAAATATGTTTTTAATATTTTCGAACAACTCTTTCAGAGCATTGATTAGTAAGTTAAAGAAATTCTTAATCCCTTGGAACATACCTTCAATTAGGAATCCACCAATTTCTGCAAAAATAGTTGAGGGGCTATGTATTCCAAACATAGATTTAACGCCATCAATGATAGGTTGTACTAGGTTGTCATATAACCATTTTCCTATACCTACTAGACCATCTAAAATCCCTTTTAGTAAGCCTAAGACTACATTACCGCCACACTCTTCAATTTTTGTTGAGAAGTAATTTCCAATCTCTGCAACACTACCTTCGATGGCTCCCCATAATAAAAGAGCTAGGCCACCAATTGCTACTCCAATTACAGATGCTAAACCGCTAATAATCCCAGCCCAATCTATGTTAGCTAAAAACGTCGCTATTGTGTTCCCTAGATTCATCCAATCAAAATTTTGAATTGCTGTAATCAATACATCTAAAGCACCTTTTATACCAGTGCTAAGAGTATTCGCAAGTTTTACCCAGTCAATTGTTTTAATAAATCCATTTAACCCATTTGCGATAGCACTACCAAACTTTGACCAGTTAAAGGTAGTTACAAACGTATAAAGGAAAGTAATCGCTGTATTCAATTTGTTTGCTAATGTCGACCCTATTAAAAACCAATCTGCGGTATCAATAAAGCCATTTAAAAAGGTTGCTACACTCTTAGCTATTTTGTCAGCTGTAGCGTGTATCTTAGTCCAATTAATGGATTCTAACGCACTATTTAATTTAGTCGCTATAATCCCTCCAAACTCTGTGAAATCAGCATTAGCCCAGGATTCCTTTAATTTAGTAATTAAACTATCAAATACTCCTGTCGCTTGACCATTCAAGGCTGAATAGTCTAGACCACTCGACTCACTTCCACCACCGCTGGAAGAATCTTCTTGACTAGGTAGCTTTTCTATTTCATCAAACCCAGCTATGTGTTTAGATGCTTCTTGTAATGCAGAACCGTATCCACTAGCTCCATCTGTTGCACTTTGCCAGCTATCTGTTACTGCCTTCGATTGATTGATCGTAGTACCAAATAGTGCACTCATAAACCCAGCAATAGAAGCTGTGATTTTTGATAACGCACTCATTAGTGTATTTATCGCTGGCATTATTGCACTAAAAATAGGTGCAAAAGCAACCTGAAGATTTGCTTTAATTTGTGCTAATGATTTACTAAACGCATCATTCGATCCCATTGCTGACCATAAACCTCTAGTCAATGTAGTAATACCTCTTCTTATCAGCGGAAAAATCGTCCCAAATAATAGAAATCTTTTCGTAAGCTTACCTACGATGCCTTGCGAAGAATGAGATCGTTTGTTTAAATGCAATAGGTTAGCAGCTAAGGACGTTATTTTCTTTCCTGCTTCTCTAATTGGACCTCCTATTTTTTTAAAGCCATTACCTAACCCAGATAAACCCAGTCTTACCCTCGAAAACACATTATTTAATCGATCCCATACGCTCACATTGACTTGCATGGAATTCCATTTTTGTTGTTGAGTATTTAATCTACTAGTAAGACTTAAAATCTTGTTTTCTGTAGACATTATTTTGTCTTTTAGTCCGTCTAGGAATGTTTGTGGTCTCCCTGTAGTTGCTGCTTTTAAGTCAAGTATTTTCGCTTTTGTAACATCTATCTGATTTTTGACTTGACTTATTTGATTGTTTAAATCATTCCAAGTTTTAGTTCCTGATGTTGTACTATTTAATGACTCATTCAATTGACTATACTTTTGATTTAGTGACACCAATTGTTGTTGATTCATCTGCAACGCATTTACATTATCTTGCATAGCGTCAGAATAATCTTGATACTGTTCTTTCAGATTAGCTAACTTCTGTGTTTGTTGTTCAATATTTTTATTTGTATTTTGAATTTGTTGACTAAGTAAATCCTGATTAACAGTACTTTTCTCATTGCTTGGAGGTGCCCTAGACTGCACTGGTTTAATAGATTGTTGTGCTTGTTTCGCTATGTTTTCAGTTGCATTATAATGTATCTTTGGTGACTTTAATTTGATATTTTTAAACTTATCAAATACTTTGCTTAAACGACCAGTCATACTCGATACTTGTTTTTCTGTGCTATTTGATAGCTTGGATATAGCACTACTCATTTTCGAGGTTAATTGACCAACAATCGTATTTAGTTGCGAATTAAGATCAGATTGCACCTCTAAATCAAGATGTATTTTTCCTACACTTTCACTCATATTATCACCTACCTTTCTTGCAAAAAAAAGGAGCTACTTAGCCATTGCTAAAAATGCTCCTTGTAATGCTTTCATCATCTTCATGTACTCATCTTCATTAATTGTTTCTGACTCTTGTTTTGACATTTTAACTCGCCACTCATTTCTTATTTCTTTTTGTTTTGGTGTAAAATGCTTCAAAATGTCTTTATCATTCTCCGATCGGATTTGTACAATTTGCCCTAGAGGTGTTTCAGGCATAATGCCATTTAGCAACGTGCAAAATTCTTGCCAGCTCATGTCATCATACAAGTCTTTCCCAGGATACTGCATTGCAAACGTAGACTCAATCAATTCCCAATCATCAAAGATATCGTACCAAGTATTACTTACTTTTTTCCTTTTTTACCTGGCTTTTTTTCATCCTCAAGATCTGTGTCTCCAACTGCTGAATAAATTGCTTCTACAACTAATAAAAGTGCTGAAAATGTAAATTCATTTTCTTCTACATAACTAACTGCTTTGGATCCTAGTGCTATTTTGATAATTTTTTTCATTTTAGCTATTTCTTTTTCAGGATCATTCTCTTCATTTGCTTCTTTTCCAACCGCCATTAATGCCATTACGTTCTTGTATTCTGTGTTAACAGCAAATGCTGCATTCTCATCAAACTTAATGTTTGGTTTTTCATTTTTACTTCTTAATCTATCTACAATATCATAGCTTCTACTCATATATTACCCCTCTCTATACTCTCAAAGTAATTTTTGGTTTACCTTTTGACTTTAGTGTGAATTCTAATGGAGCAATATTAGTACTGTCTCCCCCACCAGTATTCGTAACTTCTATTACCATATCACTAGCAATAGTGGTTCCATCAACCATAACCCATTCAAAAGGTACAATGGCTTCGTTTCCGATAGCAAATACTAAATTGGCAACATAATCATTACCCTCATCACCAACTGCTCGATTACCAGTTAAGTCTATAGACCACCCTTTCGCGGTCACCATTCTGTCAATCCAGCCCTCGTCTTCAAAGGTATACCATTCTTCGGTGCCATTTTCAAATGATACACCAAAGCTAGTTAATCCCTTAACTAGCAAACTGTTAATCTTAAATGTATTTTTATGTACTGGATACATTTTTTCCATAACTAATCATCCTTTCTTTATTTGAATTCGTAAATCACTAAATTAATGACAAATTCATGAATACCTTCGTTATCTGTATCAATATACTTAGGTTCACTATCACGTATTTGTATAAAAAAACAATCTTCTACTTTTTCATCAAGAAGATTGTAAACTTCTAACGCTTTTTTCTCTGCTTCATTTAGATCATCAGTCCAATGAATCAGTAAGCTAATACATTTAGTATCGTATGTTTTGTTTCTCTTGCCACCTAGTGCACTCACTTTACTTAATTGGCTTTGGGAAAGAAAGACACCTATACATTGATCGCACTTATCTATTTTTCCAACATACCAATTATCGCATTCGATTACTGTTTTTAAATATTCCTTAACTTCAACCAGTGTCATTCAATCAACCCCTTGCAGTTTTCTTTTAATCGATAAGCAAATGCATTCTTAAATTCATCCTCATGATCTCCATCAATCCAAGGATGTAACCACATTCCTTGAGCGTTAGGGTTCATGTCCTGTCTAAAATTAAATTGAGGATTCCAATACAACCTTCTAGAATAAGGAAACGTATAAACAATCTGATAGATGCATTCTTCTGCCTTATTTACAAAAGCATCTCGCTCAAGTTCCCCTGTGGCTTTCGGTACAACTTGAGCCTGTACAATGTTATCGTTGATAATATCAACCGCTTCTTTCACGCTTGGATCAATTGCTTTCACAAGTCTATTAATGTTGGTTTGATTTAATTCAACCTTGACATTTATTTTCATGCTAAATCAATCTCTGTACTATAGATATTTCCTAGTGGATCTTTGATTCTTCTACTTTGATAAATAGTCTTTTTACTGCCATTTATAAGCACGTAGCCTTGTATTTGTTTACTAGGATATATATCACCTTTACAGATAATCGAACCATTGAGCGTGATTATTTGCCTATTTGCATCTACTACTTGTTTGCTAGATTCGTCATAGATGCATTTGCCTTCAAATATTAATGTCTTATCTTTTCCGCCATTCTCATTCTTTACTTCCTGATGTATTTCAATATCTGTTGTTAATAGCCAATCAGGAAACGGAAATGTACTATCCATAAAAATTAAGACAGCTTAAACCACTATTTGATAGTAACGAACTTACTTCATTTGTAGTATAAACCTTTCCTTCCTTAATCATTTTAT